GCACTTCCCGCATAACTTATTAAATCCGAACAAGATATTGGAGTCCGTGTTTTCAGGTTTTTTAGACCTGTTCTTAGCAAGATAACGAACTACCATTCGGCTCGGAAATACTTGAAAAAGAACTATAAAACTTAAATCCGAACAAGTTGGCGCAATGGCTATACTACCCGTGTGTTTACCAATTTCACTACCCCCCGATTGTTCGGGGGAGAAGGACTCGAACCTCCAAAGCCTTTCGGCGCGGGTTCCCTTGATAATCCATTAGCATCGGCTCGGAAACTTAAAAGAGCAGGTGCGAACAAATTAACGAATCACCATTTTATCAACCAAAGATAACGATGACTCAGCGGCTCGCAGATACAACCTAATACAGCTTTGTATTTCTGTCAAGCCTTTACCATAAACTTTCTGCTAAATCTTCTTGACCATCCCTGATAGGCATATCGTACTCATCGAACGTGACTATCCGATCCTGCGTTTCCAACTTTTGCCGTGCTAATGCTCGCTGGAAATTCAACGCCATTTCCTTCTCCGGCGTGATTGGCCCAGCCTTCGCTACGTTCTCGAACCGATACTTTTCAGGAATCGCGTCATGCACCTTCTCCGATGTAGTCAACTCATCAGCGTGAACACCAAAAGTGCTCATTAACCCGCGTAACGCATCCACAAAGTCATCATCAATCTTTTTATAGCCCTGATTCCGATGCGAGTACAACGGCATCTCGTAACGTGCGCGCGCCAGTCCGTAAGAATCCTGCGCTCCGGTTACACGCAACTTTCCGCTACCATCCAGATACAACTCACCTTGACCATCAGCCACTACAAAGTAAATGCGCGGACGACCCATCAACGGTTCGCCAGCCTTTTCATGCCCTTCGGGATACCGTCTGAACGGATGCGGCTTCTTGGTATCAATCTCCAACATGTTCTGAATCTGCGGCACGCCGGAACCCTTCTGCGCCTTCCACTTGTTATAGAAAGTCTTTAGTTCCTCCGGTAGATCGACAATCATCGTATTCAATGCCGCGCTTGCTTCGTGCGACATCTTTGATTGCTCAATCTGTTGTGTGCGAATCCCCATCTCTTCTTGTAAGAACTTTGCCCCCTGCGCCACACGACCGGGACTCACCACTTCCGATGCCACAGACGGATCAAAAGGAAACTTCGGCAACACAACTTCACCGATTACAAAATGAGCATCATCATGCGGACAGGTTTTATCAGGACGGCACACATACGCATTCACCGCTGGATGGCCTCTCGTTGTGCCCCAATCCAGTCCACGCCCAACATGCCAGCGATGCGGAACCTTAAACTCGTCATCAACCCGTAGACGTACTCGCTCGAATCCGGCCACCATCTCCGACTGCGTGATAACGTGATAAATCTCATCCCACTCTCGAAAGTCTTTATCTTCGGCAACCTTCGTAACTTCCTGTTGGCACTCGCGGTCGAACGTGTCTTTACCAAACTGATTCAATAGCGACTCACAATAAGTTTTATCCAGTGCTTTATCGTAAGGATCACCCGCCGTAATCACCCACTTCTTACCACCGTCAGATAGATCAACCTTCTCTGCGTCATACCACCGCATCAACGGATATGGCCCAACGAAAACACGATCAGAGAGAATGTCTGCGCGATGATCCAGCATCATGCAAACTATCGAATCTCGATGTACTAAATTCTGCGGAACCACAAACAACGTATTCGCGTATCCCGCCGCGATAATCTCCGACTTCAATAGTTCTAAATTCTTTGCCCTTACGTCAGGACTCTCATCCAGTGAATCAATATCGTCAAGAATGATAGTGTCAAAACGAATGTCATCCTCAGACTTAAATCCACGACTCGAACCCATCAACGTAATCGGAATCACTATTTGCCCTGCGCCTGTAATCAACCTGTCCTGTGACCACGAACTAAACGCATTGCGATACTTCTGGATTCGCGGCTGTAAATGCGGATAGGTTCGCAGCAACGCAGAGTTTTCCAACTTGCGCTTGATACCGTTAAAATGCTGAGTAGCCTTGTCATCTGTGCGGGAAACATAACCAATAGTCTTACGCCGATGCCGCGCCAGCAACGACACAACCCACGCCTCACAGTTTGTTGATTTACCTACACCGCGCGGCTCACACTCCACCCGTGGACGGTAATAGGTGTCCGGCTGTATGGACCACCCCCAGCGCCAAAAATCTGCCTGATAATGAGTAAACTCGCGTGAGAAGGTTTGCGGAAAGAAGTGCTTGGCCCACGCGGTCGGACCTTGAGACTCAACCGCTTCCGCAGACGAAAGCATCTGCGAAACAATCGGTACGGCCTTAGCTACAAAATTTTGTTGTTTCTTAGGAAGGGATTCAATCAGTTCCCGTACTGAGTCCAAGTCACTCAGTTCCGGTGTTTCAGCCAACTGTTCAGGAGTAAACAGTTTTAGTAGGTCAGACGGATCAAATGGTGGTTTCGCAGCGGCCATTACTTCGGTTTGTGCATTGCCTTGAGTGTTTCAGCCAACGCTGCGCGCCGACGAGTAGTAGGATTCTTGCTGTGCTCTGCTTTTTCCAGTTTAGCAGTCGGAATCTTCTTACCCTGCGGCACTCCTAATGTCTTGTGAAGCGCTCCCGGATGCTTAATCGCGCCTTTAATCCAGTTCATTAGTATTTACCTCCCGCACCACCGCCACCGAATCCGCCAAGAATAGAACCCATACCGCCACCCACGCCACCCGTTGCGCCCTTTGGTTTATACCTGCCCAACTGAAATGCTTGGCCCAACTGGTTAATCTGTCCCGCCATACCTTGTGGGGGAGCCATTTGGCCCATCGGAGCCATCTGCGGAGCCCCGAAACTTGCCTGAGTTATCTCAGGAGCGTCCAGTGAGATATTTGGAAATGGTCTACGTGGTGTCATTGTGGTGCTAAGTACCCTTCATTATTTCGTGTGCTACGTTCCCGACTATGCTCAATTCGGTCACGCGAACGCTCAATAACGCCGCGCTTGAATCCTTGTGCCTCATACGCCGCCCTCACCGCATCCTGTTCTTCCGGCTTCATCGTGTCAATCGAAAGAGACTTCTTTTGCAGAAGTGGATTTAACTGTTCCCTCTGTTCCGGCGAAGCGGCAGCATAAACAAAGATCGCCTTGTCGACACTAAGACTGTTCACATCCTCTTCCAAGCGTGTCTTATTACGCGCTGCCAGAATCCTCTTTACCTGTCGCGCAGTTACGTTCGCACCCAACTTGTCCAGTTCCGGCTGAACATCTTCACCCGCACGCGAGCGCGCACGCAACTCCGCGAGTTTCCGCTGCGTATCAATCTGCTCCTCATCGCGCGCTTCACCTACAGGCATCGCTTCACGAACATACTTGCGGGCCAACTTCTCTGCCAAGTCAGTCGTCTTTTCCGGCTTCGCGGGATAACTACCAACACCAATACCCAAGAATGTCGGTGTTGCCGCCAGAGCCCCGATAACACCACCCTGTACAAGTCCATCAACAACGTCCTTCGCAGGTAATGGATAAACAAAGTCTTTGGCTTCGTTCTTCCAACTAAACTTTCGACCCTCAAAGTCCTGATCAGCAATATAGTCAACCACAGGGGAGAGCGCCGGATTCACCTTCGAGCGCGCAAACTTCTTCGTCATTTCCAACTTGGACTCACCTGCATACAACGCGCCGGACTGAAACCGCTTACTGGTTGGCCCCATAGCGCGCGTCATATTGATGATGTAACGCAATGGTTGCTGTAAACCTGCAAGTTGATCATAGACCGTGTTCCCAAATCGAATCTTGAGAAATTCCGCATCATCAGGATCGAGACTTACCTTACCACCCGACGCCTTCACCAAAGCCAACATCGTTCCCGTCGCAGCCAGAAACTTCACGTTGTCCTTGATCAGTTGCGCGCGCGCATTACGTGGCATCGTGGCAATCGTATAAGGATTAAACATCTGATTCAGTAGATCGATGCGCGACTTGACCAAGCGCGGCGAAAATAATGCTACGTTCAACGCCGGAGCCCACGCTTGCCCGCGTTTCCCTAAACTTCCACGTCCAGTTCCGCTGTTAATCGCTTCTGCGATACGCCTGTAGTCAGCTTCATTGTCTTTGATATTGACGCCTTCTTTTGCGCCAAGCCGCTTGGAAATCCAATCAGGATGTTCCATCGCGCCCGTGATCGTGTCGTACATTTCCATTCGTTGCGCATCAAGAAACGAAACAAAGGTACGCTCGGAAACGTCTTTAATGCCTTTGATTAGTTTACCGGGATAGTTAAATCGCCCTTTCGCCAACAGATCGATGTACTCACCACCCAAATAACCTTCTTCAAGTCCGTTCAGATGAGCATTGGCCTGATCGACTCCGGTAAACTCCAGTCCCATCTTCTTAGCTTCCGCAAACTTCGGATGATCCTTAATCATCTGCTCGACATTCATCCAGCCTGCTTCTGAAATCGACTTCAGCATCTGTACGGTTGGCTTAATCAAGCCTCGTTGCGGATGCGTTAGCGCAAACCAACCACCCTGTCTGAGCATTGCCGACACGTCACCAATCGTCTTAAACGTCTTAGGTACGTTTGTCGCTTTTGCGGCCTCATCCATTGCCTTCTCGCGCCAACTCTTAGTCGCGTCGTAAAGCATCCGATTGTATTGACGCTTCAGTTCGTCAACTTTCTTTTGCGCCTCCACTGTCTCGCGCGTGTATTTCGGCGCAGGCCGCTTTGCTGGTACTTCAAAATTCTTAGTAGCAATCTTCTGTTCCAGATCAGTCTGTTGTTTCTTTAGTTGGGCCAGTCGATTCAAACTACGCTTTGCTTCCTTCTCGAACTCCGCCCAACTTTGCTCTGCGCCGTAGAAGTCCGCGCCCGTTGCCGCCTTCGCCTTCGCAGCTTCCCTAGCCTTGCGCGCTTCCTCAGTACGCATATCAGAGAGAATCCCATTCAATACATCCCGTTCCTGTCGCGCCTCACCGATAGCCTTTGTCCAAGCCGATTTAGCACCTTCTGTCGCTTCCGGTTTCGCACCACCCGCAGCAATCTGTTCTTTAGCTCGTTGGACACCCTTGTCAGCCGCTTGCTGTGCGCGCGCTTCTGCTAGTTTCTGTTGTGCCTCACTTACTTCCGGCGACCAGACAGCTTTTGCACCCTCTTTAACTTCAGGAGTAGCGCCACTCTGTATATCGGCAATTTGCTTGTCGATCGCTTTCAGGCGCTTCTCGATTGCTTCTTGTTGCGCCGCCGCTTGTGCATCAGGAGTTGCCGCCGCCGCCTCTCGTACTCGCTTGGCTTCTTCCGCGCGTAACTTGGTAATCTGATCCCGTAAACCCGCGCGCTCTTGTTCTAGTTTGCCAACTTCAGGAGTCCAGATTGCCCGCGCACCCTCTTTAGTAACCGGAGCGACTTCACCCGAAGCAATCTTGGCTCGATTCTCAGCAATGATCCGATTCAGGTCCGCAACCCGCTTCTCAACTGCTTTCTGATCGGTAGCCGGATCATTCAATAAGCGAGTCAACTTCTCTAACGCATCTCGTTCCGTGCGTAACTGAGTCAACTCCGCATCAGGAATAATCTCCGTGCGACCTTCAACTTCTTTCTTGCCACTCTTCAGCCATGTTTGTAACTGTTCAATGCGATTCTTTGCAGTAGTCTTAGCCTTATCCAGCGGAGTCGCTTGAAGCAGTTCGGGATCATAAGGTTGACGGGCCAACTCCGGTCCTTTCAAACGCATGGCTTCGTTCAGTTCACGTTGCGCGCGCCGCATCTCCTCAGAAGGCTTCTGTCGCTGTCCGCCACGTCGCGCCGCTCGTAATCCATCTTCCAACACATCAGCCTTACCGGACGATGCCGCGAGAATGGCTTTAACTTCGTTCAGCGTTCGCTCAATTGGATCCTGTGTGGCCCCTTTAATTCGCCCGTAACCGGAAATCAAATCACTCACTTCTCGTTTAGTTAGATCAGAAATGTCTTTAACATCCGCGTGTACCTTATCCCTAATATCAAAAGCCTTAGTTACGCCATCCTCAATATAGTTCCGCGCCAAGTCGCGCAGAATGCGAGTCAGATCAGATACCTGTGCCGGATCGTAAGAACCCTGTTCATTCTTTAAGAACCCCATCGGAGACGCCGACTTAACGATTGCCTGAAGATCCTTTTTCAGCAAGTGACGTTCGGTAAGAATCTCTGTTCGACTACGCCGACCACGTGGACGCTGCCCCGCAACGTGCTGAATGAACCGCTCCATCTCAGCGTCGGATTCTTTTGTTTCCTGCGCCGCGCGTAGCTTCTCATTCTCTGCTAACGCCGCTTCCAGCTTGGTATGCAGATCCTTAATCTGTTGAACTTCTTCCGGCGTAGCGATTGTCTGCGTGGCTTTGAACTTGTCCTTTTTGAAGCGCGCGACCATTGACGCCAAACTGTAATCTTCTTTCAGTGCCCGTTGCCGTGCGGTTCCAGCCCGTGACCATTCCGCGCCTGCGCGGTCCTGCGCTTCACTTACCCGATCAAATTCATTCAGAGCCATATCCAGCTTCGCGCTTTGCTCTGCTACCTGCGCTTGAGTAGTTGCCTGAGATAAATCCTTGTCCAGTTGGTTGATCTGGTTCTTTAATTCCTGCGCACGCAGATTGACCTGCATCGTTTCGACGTTATTAAAGTTCTTCTTGGTAGTCAGTGCCTGTTCAACCAGTACATCAGGAGCGCGCGCGTCTTTCGCATTCGCCGCCTTCGCTTCATCTAAAACTTCTTCCGACTTCACATGAGGAACCTGTTCCAACTCGGGTAGACCAAGTATTTCACGGTCAGCCTGCATCGCCGCGTCTTTAGGTGCTGTCTCAGTCGTAATCCGTGTTACCGCAGGAGTCCGAGGAGTTTCTACACGCGGCTCAGTTGGTGCTTCTACTTTCGGAGCCTCAACCTTCGGTGCTTCTTCTTCACGGTTCCCCGTAAACTCTGCCCACAAATCGCGTAGATGAGGCTCGACGTGCTCCCCAAACTGTCGGCGCATATCTTCCGCCCACGCTTCAAACTTCGGCTTGGCCTTCGCGTACAATTCCCAACCGTGGATAATCATTTTGTTTATCCACTCTTCCGTGTCAGGACCACCCGAACCGCGCGTCTCTCGCTTACCACCAGCCTCTTCATCAAGTCTGAACAGAGTCGCTTCTTTGACGCGCGTTTTACGCACAAGTTCCGGCTCAGATTCCAACGCTCGGAGCAGAGCAATCTTTTCAGGTGTTGGCACTTCGCCAATCAACGACTGTTGCCGTTCGTAATCATCAACAGTCATCTTCTTGCGCTTCAATTCAGAGAGAGTATTAGTAGCCGCAGCCAAGTCCGGTCGAGTCGCCTTTTCGCGCGCTTCGTTATCGGCTATCAATCGCGCGCGCTGATCAGAAACCTTTGGTGAGGATGCTTCTTGTTGATTTAGACCTTGTTCGACAAGCCCGAGTTGTTCCGTGCGAGCACTAATTGGTTTTGGAGTTGGTTCCGGTTTTGTTTCGGTAAACTTCCGCTCAGCCTCATCCATTTTAGCTTGAGCATCATTGAACTCTCGCCGCGCCGCTGCAAATTCCTCATCTCCGATTTTCTTCGCTCGATATTCTTGCGCGGCCTCAGAGTGGCGCTTAGACACAGCCCGAAACTCATCCAAAGCCCTGTCGTATTCTTGACGCGGAGTAAGTTCCGGTTTTACTTCTGCGGGCTTGGCTGCTTCTGTTGGTCTAACTTCTTCACGAAGTTGATCGTGCAATTCGCCAATCTTCTTCTGTAATCCTTCGGCTTCTGCTACCCACTTATCAAACGCTGGCCCAAGTCTTTGTTTCTCCGCCGCACTTCTTCCCTTTGGTGGTCTTTGCCTTGACAATTCAGACAAAGCATCTTGTGCTTCTTTTAATTGCTCTTGGACTGTTGCTTCTGTTGATCCAGCCGCTTCTGCCCCAGCAACACTAGGTTCTTCCAGTCCAGCAACCTCTTCGCGTGCCCCGGTGATAAGCGCGTCGATTTCGTCTTTGCTGATCCCTGCTTCTTTCGCCAGTTTGATGAACTCGCGTCGTTCTGCATTGCTTGCCTCCTTGTCGCGTACCCTATCGAACAGATCCGCGCCACGTCCTTCCATTAGAAATTCTTCGCGGGCTTGTGCCGCCTTTGCCTTCGCTTCTTTGTCGGCGTAATAACGCGACTCTTCTTTGTCCCAATTCGCCGCCTGCAAATCCTGCATGTGCTCAACGGTGTAATGTTTCTTAACCCCAGTTACATCCTGCATCACCGCCTCACGAAAACGGTCGTAATCAATATCAAAGGTTCCCTTACCAATACCCATATCGGACGGAGCGATGTGGGCCCAGTCACCGATTCCGTAACCTTCTTCTGCAAGCGCACGCGCCATGTCCTCTTCAGTGCGACCAGTACGGCGATTTACCAGTCCTGAAGTCTTGGCTTCCTTGTTGGAGAGATAACTGTACTCACCGCCACGTTGAGAGCGCGGATTTACACCACCCAACTCTCGGAATCTTTCACTCAGCGACTTGCCCACAATCGGCTCAGTCACTGGCTTAACCAAAGCCTCTTCAAAGAATCCAGTCTTATTCAGTTTTGCAAGTAGGGATTTAAGGGAACGCTTGTTTGCGCCGCCTTCAAACACGTCAGGAGCCTGATCTTCTAACCGTTGGCGCATGTCCTCCAGTTGACCATGACGGGTTAAAGCATCTGGATTGTCACGCAACCAATTCTCGTCTCCCAAGACTTCGCGCGCACCGGATTCTGCCCAGTTGTAAAGTTCCCACTCTTTCGGAGTGAGTTTGACTTTGGGAATTTCGACTTTCCAATCTTCTTCTTTAGGCGCAGGAACCTCTTCTGCTTTAGTCTCAGCAGCCTTCTTTGCCGCGCGTTCTGCAACTCGATCTTCGTGCTTCTCTAAGCCTTCTTCAAACTGCTTATTAACTGTCGCTTCATCCTCACCACTGGCAATCAACGCGCGCCGTAACCGATCGCCATAAGCGTGAGACTCATCACCGAGCAATAGACCACCAGTTTCGCGCCACATATCAAATTGCGCGCGGGCTTGCTGCTTAGTCGGCAACGGATCTTCTTGGCCCATCTCTTTTGCGAAGTTGACGAAGTGCCGACTATCATCCTCAATATCTTCTTTGCGTTGATACTTATTCTCACTCAGCTTGGCTAACTTGCCCGTGTCGTACATGTAAACTTGTCCTTCACGGATTCCGGCCTGCAACTGATCGTGATTCGTGTAACCCTTCTCGTTCATCTGTTCGATGTTGTCACGCAGTTGACTTAATTGCGCGTCTGTCATCGACTCAGGAATCTCAACGTAAGGACGGATCTGGAATCCCTTACCACCATGTTCCACAAACTCGGTGTAAAGAATGCCGGGAACTCCCGCCTTCCGCGCTTCTTCACTAAGTTCTGTCTGCGCACGCAGTCTCGCCACCGCCTGTTCAGGACTGGCAACACCGGGATTAGTGGGAACGTAAGGAACAACCGTGGAAACTTTTACTACGGAGTCACCGACACGAAACGCCAAGCCATCATCACCCTTGCCTAAATACTCAGCCCGCCCCGAAGCAACAGCATTTATTTCCGGTCGATCACTGTTCGCAGGTACGTCAACACGTCC